CCCGCCATTACTGGAAGGTATGAACTCATAAAACGTCCATAGTGCCTTATATGTTCTACAACTTGTTTTGTTTCAGCATGACGAAAAACTAGTTGATCTATTACTCCGTAAATTCCAAGTTTATGTGATGCCCTTAATTCAGTAGCAGCAGCATCAGTAGGTGGAAGAGTTCCAGCAGCATCACGCCATACATTTAACTTACCAGCAAGACGTAGAGACGATAAATCAAGCATACCATCTTGACGTCCAAGAGTTACTGTAAGAATGGGATTACCACGAGCAAATGATACTTTACCACTAGATGGTACATTATTGGGTTGAATGGATAAATACTTTTTAGCAACACTCATTTTATATTATTACATATAAAATAAATTTAAAATAAAAAATTAAAAAAAATACATAGATAAAATACTGAAAGTTATGCTTTGCAAATAGTTAATCAATAAATATTAAATCTTTTTCTAAATTCATTTTATAACAATAATATTGTACACCAAATGGTGGTGTATATCCTTTTTTTGGATTTGTCAAATGAGTAAATGTAGGTCTTGTAAATGGAATAATTACTTGTAAATGATCTTTAAACATTCTTTGAAACCATTTCATTAAAATAACTTTACTAAAAGCAATTAATATAAAAGGTTTATCTAATTCTTTTAATCTAAAACATATTTCTTTCATTTTTGAGAAAGGTGGATTATCAATTACAATATCATATTGTGGTGTATAACTAAAAAAATCTTTATCTTCATGTATAATATTATAACCCATTTCTTCAAAATATTCTTTTTGTTTTCCATCACAATAAAATGGACTCCATATAAGTTTATCTTTTGGTATATATGGTTCTATTATTTCCCAACCTTTTTTATCAGTAGCATAATTATCACTATCTTTATCTTTTGTAAAACTCATTTATATTATAACATATATTTTATTTTATAGTGAAACAGTAACCGCATCACCCTTAATACTAATCCTTCTAAGGTGGAACATAAACACATATAAGAGTTTATTACGTGTTGGTGGTCTATCAACTCCAGCAACTGTAGATTCATTATAGAATAATTGTAGTTGATTAGATTTGTTATTAAGATTTGCAACACCATCATTAAGAGCATATGCCCTTCCAATTAAGAAATTACGATTGTAATCTACAAATGAACGTGGAACAATACCCGCTTGATTAAGTGCTTTTTCTAATTCAATAAGAGGTTGTGCCGCAATTGAAGTTCCTTTATTAATCTTAGATACTACAATAGGTCTTGATGGTACAAGTTTATCATCTACTACCATTTGATAAGATGTTAATTCATCAATAATACCTACTTGACCACTACGAATACTATGAAGTTTTCCATCCATAGTATTACTTTCTTCTTCATATGTTGAATTAGTTGCACCAATTAAATCAGCACTATTCAATACATTTGCATCACTTGGCATACATATCATAGATTTTACTCGTGTATTAGATACAGCAAGATTTATAGTAGCATTACGATTACTTGATAGTAATGAATGTTTGTAATTGGTTACACTTGGAATATCAATTTCAATACTTCCACCATCTCTCATCTTTTTCATCATACCCGCTTCATATCTTGGATCAACTCCAACTTGAGCACAAACAATTTCTAAATTAGAAAATTCACATGTAGCAGCATAAGAAGTTTTAGCAGCAATAAGTTGTGAATCATCAGCAATAGCAGTTCTACGTTGGTCTATAGCAGCAGAGAAAACAATAAAGTTATTTGATGTTGCTTCTAAACCAGTTCCACCATTACTATTTTGGAATTCTTCTAATGTAAGTTTTACATGTGTAGTATCTATAGTAATGTCAGTAATTACTGGATAACCAACTGCACCACTAGAAGTTAATGTTAAATTGCACTGTCGGTTAGGATCAGTAGCATCACATATACCAACACGTTCTCCTTTTACAAATGGACAATTTTCAACACTTCTCATATTGTTAGATTTAGCAAGGAATATTTCAGTTCTATTTTGACCATTAGAAATATTAAGTGCTGTTCCAGCAGCATCAATACCAAAGAATACTGGATTTTGTTTCATTCTACGATGACGGTTTACACTATCTAATTGTTTAATAAATTTTGCGGGGTCTTCTAAATCCACCTCTATAAATAAACCATTAGTCATCATTACTGGGAAAATCTTATCACCACCATCAGCAAATAGTCCAGTATGGATTGGTAGTGAAAGTTTAGCAGTTAAGAAATCAGTAGAATTAAAATCACGACCAGCGGGGACAGTAGCAATTGGTTTATAAAATGGATTAGTACTTAAATCAATATTGTTAGATACTGATGTTCCAAGTGTTCCACGAGTTTCAATAGTATCAACAAGAGAACCTTCTTTTAAAGCACGCATTTTTCTCATACTTTCATCTTGATTGTATGAATATTGAATTTGCACTTTAGCATTATACTCAGTAATTTCTTCAAGTAAAACAGCACGATTTCCACTATAGATTCTAATATTTTTGATACAAGATTGACCACCAATAAAAGGATCTAAATGAAGACGTGTTGGTGCTTCACCGGGAGGAGGTGCTATTTTTAAATCAAATTGAAGATAACTATTTTTACCATCTAAAAATTTAACTGTTGGTGGAATTTCAAAATCTACACGACGACCACTTTGACCAGCAGTTCCACTATAAGATTGTCCATTAGTTGATGGAACAGATACTTGGGTTTGTGAAACCTTGATTTTATCATCATTTTTCCAATAAGAACTCATTTATAATATATAAATATAAAATAATTATTAAAAATAAATTAAAAAAAAATAAAAAATTTATTGTGTTCGTCCAACAACTTGAGTAACTTGTTCTCCTACTGCTTGACCTCTTGCTTGTGATGTAATATCTTCTTGTGTTTTTTCTTTACTTTCTTCACTTGCTTCTTCTTCACCAACACCTTCAGTAACAGCACCCGCTAATCCAACAACAGCACCAATACCTTCTAATGCTAAACTCCATGGAGTAACACCACCAGTAGCAACACCAGCAACTTCTAATCCACTACCAATAATATTCATAATGTTACCAGCACGAGAAGCACTATTAGATCCAAAAACATCAGCACCACTTTTACCTTCAATTAATCTTCCAACATCACCCGCTACATCTAAAGCACCACCCAATCCAGCAACACCAACTTTACCAACTGTCATCGCTTTAGTTGCTATTTTACTAGCAGTTTTTAATCCCGCTTTTTCAATAGCATCTTCTGCTGCTTTTTTTGCTAATACTTTACCCGATGTTTCAATACCTTCAGTTGCTGCTTCTTCAGCAGTTCGTGCTGTTACTTCAGCACCAACTTCACCAGTTTCACCAGCAACATCAGCAGTTACTTGTTCTCCTTCTTGTAATGTGCTTCTTACACCTCTTTCGGGTGATGGTGGTCTAGCACCACTACTATATACTTCTCTAATTTCTTCAAATGAAGGTTGTACTCTTTCTTCTTTAGCAAATCTTTCAGCAGCAGTAGTTTTAACAAACTTACCACCCGCTATAACTCCTTGTTTAGCACCACTTCTTAATTCTTTTTTTAATATTAGTTTACCAGCAGCAGTTCCACCACTAGCAATATTTTTTGTAAGTTTTGATTGTCTATCTTGATCTTCTTCCAAATTTGCTTGATCTAACTGTTCTGCTAAACTATTATTAAAATCAGTTGTATTTTGATTTATTTGTCTTGCTGCTTCAGTTTGTGCATTTGCTTGTGCTATAGATGCTCCACTTCCATACAAATCCATATTTATAATATATAATATATATTTTAATTATATTATTTATTTTATTTTATTTACCTACACTTTTTTGTGCTTTTTCATGTGCCATCTTAAAACTCATACCATTCATCATATCTTTTTTCATCATATTCATATGTTTTTTACTATGATGAACTGAATGTTTTTCTAATCTTTTAAGTTGTGCTGGTGTTAATTCTTTTGGTTTCTTTGGTGGTGCTTTCTTTGGTGGTGCTTTCTTTGGTGGAGGTCTTGATCTGTACATTTATATTCTATTATTTATTTTTATTTTTTTATCAAAATAATTTTTTATCACCTTCAGCAATAAGAGTTTCAAAACGTATATATGCTGTTGCTGGATTGGTTTGCATATCTAAATAAAGGAATGAATATGGTGCATCTTCAATTGCTTTCTTATATAAATCCATAAATATATTTGGAAACATATCACCATATTCTTCAGCAATCTTTTCTAACTCTTTTTGATTTTGCTGTTTCATAATAACTACATCAGTACTATTATTACGTATAAGACCACTTACAGCACGAAATGATTGAGTGGTGAATGCAAGTAAACCAATACCATAATGTCTAAATCTTGTTGCTAAAAATGATACAGCATTTGTTTTTTTAAAATCTTTTGTTAATATATCATCTAAAATCATAGCAACAGTAGGTCTTTCAAAATCTTCATATTTCTTTTGACTTTCAATTATATCAGTAATCATTTCATCATTATAATGATCTTCACAATCAAAATATTTATTCAGTAATTTACCTTTTGGATCAGCATTTAATGTATTACTTATAATTTTTACAATATCAAACTTGTCTTTAAACATGTCGGGGTTGCATAATAAATTAACAAGCAAATTGCTCTTTCCTTGTTTTACGCTGCCTACAATTAATAGTAATGATGGTGGTTGTGGTAAATGTGGGTGAATATCATTATATCTATCATCTGGATCTGGGTCTTTTACTTTAAATACTTTTGGTGGTGGTTTATTTGATTTATCCATTATATAATATATATATATATATTTTAATCTAAAAATAAACTATAAATTAAATCTGCTGGAACTCTATACCTTAAATGTTGTCTTTTAATACCTTTTATATTTAATTCACTAAATGGTAAATGTTTATTGTTTATCATTTTACCACATTTTTTATTACATAATTTACCAATCCAATCTTTTTTATTAGTCCATATTCTTGTTCTTTTTCTAATCGGGTGATCATACATACAATAATCTACATCATAATAATTTAATGGTTTCATAAATGGTTGATTTTTTAATGTTCCAGTTTGTGGGTTTTCTATAAACCAATACTCACAATCAAAATAATTTATTATCTCAATTGTTTTTAAAACTATTTTATTTGATTGTTGTATATTTGGTATTTTTTCTGGTCTGCAATAATTCATAGCACTATATTCAGTACATGGTGGTGATGCCCATATAATATCAAACTCATCTTTATCATATTGTTTATAATCAAAATCCATTATATCACATTGATGGTCTGCTGGTAATATCATATCAACACTTACAACTTCCCATCCAAGTTGTTTACAACATTTACCAACTGATCCAGTTCCACTAAATAATTCTAAAACTTTAATCATTTTATAATATAATATAAAAAAAAATTTAAATTAAAAACCTACCAAAACCAACCAGTTGAAATGTCTTTATTTTCTTCATTTTGTTTTTCTCTTTCTTTGATATAATCTTTAATTATTGATATATCAGCTTTCATGCTTATTAAATCCGTTTTGATTTTAGTAATGTTTCTATTGATCTCGTGAACATCAATTTTCACTTTTTCAATCGGTTTTATTTCAAAAGGGTTAGGATAATCACTCATATACAATAAATTAATATTTTAATAATTGAAATAAAATAAAATTAATATTTATTATGAGTGAAAGTATGGTTGAAGATGAAGATATTATACAAATAAAAGAAATGACCATAGATCAACTTGCTGGTGCTGTTGTATTATTTCTAGGTGCTGTAGGTAGTTTATTATTAGTTATATGGCAAAGTAGATGTGCATGTAGATGTCGTATTGGTTGTAGTGATAAGTGTTACATATTTGATTGTACTAGAGATCCACCACCACTAAATGAAGATAATGAAGATAATGATAATGCAAACGAAGTAGTAAATAATGATAATAATAATGATAATAATGATGAAAATATAATTCCTAATAATAATCCATAATTACTTAATAATAATAGTAATAAAAAAGAGAAGTTGTATATCAATAAAAAATAATAATTTTTTATAATTTACAGAAAAATAATATATATATTATAACTAAAAGATATGAGTTTTATACCACAAGTAAAAATGGATTACATTCCAAGTGATGATGATGAAATAGAAACAAATATTACAACAGATATTCAAGATTTTGATGAAGAAAAAGATTTAACACAAGAAGAAATAGCAAATGAAGTAGCAAATGAAGTAGCAAATGAAGTATTAAAAGAACAAGTACCAAAAGCAAAATCAAAAAGAGATGGTATGGACGTAAATGAAATATTCAATATGCCAAGTAATCAACAAACAAATGAAACAAACGAAGTAGTTAAACTAACAAAAAAGGGTAAACCTAGAAAAAAAAGACCACCTATGACTGAAGAACATAAACAAAAACTAGCATTAGCAAGAGAAAAAGCGATGGCAGTAAGAAAAGCAAAAGCACAAGAAAAGAAAGATGCTAAAGCATTAGAAAGTCAAGAAAAAGAATTACTAAAAAAACAAAAAGTTAAAAGAGTTCAAAAACTTAAAGAAGAAGTAGAAGATATTGAACCAACAAAACCAATGTCAAGCAAAATAGTAAAAGAACAAATGTTTACTAAAAAAGATTTAGAAGATGCACAACTTAATGCAATTATGAATTATGAAAAAATTCGTAAACAAAGAAAAGAAGAAAAGAGAATACAACAAGAAAAGAATAAAGAACAAGAAAAATTAAAAGCACAAATAAGGAGAGCAGTAGCACCACCACAAAAAGAATATAATAATCCTTTTGCTAATTGTTATTAAGCAAAGCATACCTTCGGTTAATGACCATCTAAACTTTCACAATATGTTTCCCATACTCTTATACATTCATTTAAGGTTTCGCACCATGTATAACCACAACTAATACAACAACCATATTCATCATAAGGTGATTTAACCATTTGATTTATTAATAAATATGCAATTGATAACATTTATTATGTATAATATATTAAGTTAAGTTAAACATTTTTTTATATTTTTTAATATTAATATCTCTTGATGTACTATCACCCCATAGTATATAATAACTTAAATGACCAGCAGAAGTATAATCGCGCTTTTTTAAGTCAATCTTATGACGTTGTCTGTATCTACTTCTTTGTTTTTTGTCTTTACTTAGGGTATAATCTTGATACCTACTATCACCGAATTGTGTTGTTTTTATCTTCTTACCTTTGTCGTCGTAGAAGATTGCCTTAAGTTTTTTATTTTTTGCAGTACCTTTTTCAATAATCATTTTCATTTATTATGATAAAGATTATATATTAAGTATCATTATTATTATTATTATTATTTAAGTGATTTTACTTAAATATTAAGTAAATTTAATTTCACGATTTTTACGATTTATTAAAAAACTTTTTTCATATATGGTTGTTGTTTCTAAAAAACTTTTATTTTTATATATTTATCTATTTTTATATTTACTTATATATTAAGTAAAATACATATTATATTAAGTAATTACTTAAAAATAAAATATATGCTATATTATAAAATGATAACAAAACAAATGTTAAATCATGTATTACCATATTTAGATTTTACTAACGATGAAAATAATATTAAGAAAAGGGATAATAAAAAGTCAGCATATAAGTTAAAGATGTTAAAAAATGATAATAAAGATTTATTAACACAAATGACAAAATTGTTTTATGATAAAATAATGTATCAACCAGCAAATATAGTACAAAGTAGTGAAACAACACGTGAAAATATTGAATTAAAAGAACAATTAGAAAAGTTAAATAAAGAAAATGAAAGATTAAAGGATAAATTAAATAAATCTAAGAAAGAAATTAAAGATTTAAATAATGAATTAAATGAATCATATACTGCTATTGATAATTTAGATAATGAATTATACAAGTTAAAAGAAAAATATATTATTCCAAGTTGTAAAAAATCAAAATTAGATGATACACCATGTATATTAGATGAACCAATATATTATAATAATAATACTACATATGATCCATATAATACCGTATATGAAAATAAACCTATTACTATAAGTGATATAAATAGTCAAGATATAAATAATATTATTACATATTATGGATTAGGTTGTGATGAATGGAAAAATATGTGTGATATAGAAAAAGTAAATTTATATAATGATTATCAAACAAAAAGTGATAAATAAAATAACCTTTGGTAAATAAAATAATTATTTCTTTTTAGCAGTTTTCTTTTTAGTAGGTTTATAACCTTCAAAAACCTTTTTTGGATTTATTTTTTTGTCATCTTCTAAATCTTTCTTAATATCAATTTGTATTTTATCATGATTAGTAGTTGGTTTAACATTTACATTTTTAACAACTTTTTTCTTATTAGGCATATTAATATTATGTTTTATTTTTTTATTTAGTAAAAAAAAATATATTAATTTATTATAAAGATGAGTTTAGTAATTACTTCAAACGTTGCTCAAGAAGATAGTCCAGAGTTTTCTAATGCATTTAAACCATATTCTTATCAAAATAGATTACTTAATACTATGAGAATACCACCTAATAGTGAAATAGCATTACAAAGTGCTAAAATTAATAAAAATGGTTTATTTATTTTAGATAGAACTAATGCTGATTTTTGTCATTATTTTGGTGTTCCAATAGGTAATGATGCTACCAAACTTGCTGCTGGTGAAGAAATACCAGATCTTGATAGTAGCACAACACAACCTTTTAGGGGTGTTATTGGTGCTGGTCAAGCTTTTAATGCTGGTGGTAAAAATGAACGTAATATTGAAGATATGGCAAATGATTTACAAGCTGGTGTTGATGCTTGTGCTTTTCACCCTAGTTTAATTAAAGCAAAAGGAACTGGTTTTGAAAGTACAATTAAAGTTACACCAGAATATGATGGAACAAATTTAAATTTTAAAGGTTTTAAATTTATAACTACACAAGAAACTGCTGCTTTAACTACTCGTCTTGCTGCTGATATAGAATGGACGGATGTTAGTAAAAATAATGCTTATGGTTTTACACAAAATGCTGGTGAAGTTACAACAACTGATAGTAATGGATTTTATGTACAAAACCGAGAATTTCCAATAGCACAAAATGGTGGAACTTGTGCTTTTGATGTAACTGGTGCTGGAACTTCTGCATGGATGGTTGGTTTATCAAGAATTAATAAACAAATGGATATTGGTGGTGGTGATACAGCATATCTACCACCTTATTTTGATATCACTAAAAATGCTGGTGCTTTAGCATCTGGTAGATATGTTGCTAATCAATTTAGATATGGTGATATAGCAGTTGTTAAAAGTGGATTAGTAATTAAATTATTTCAAGTTGGTAGTGATAGTGGAAGTGTTGGAAGACCAAGAGTTAATGGTATTTATATGAATGAAATTACTTATTTTGGAGCTCATAACGCTGATTTTGGTGCTGCTGCTGTAGCTAGTCAAATTGAAAAAGTAAGGTTTACATTAAATAATGAAGAAATGACTATTGAAGTTTATGATAATGTTCAAAAGAAATTTTTATTACTAGCAGATCATAAAACTCTTGCTGCTGCTGGAGCTACTAAAAATGAATGTCTAAATCCTATTAATGCTGCTGAATGGGCTTTATATCCAGTATGTGCTTGTAGAGGAACACAAGCAGTAAATAGGTCTATCACATTAGAAAGTATTACACATTATCCTAGTTATCCAATATATACTGATAATTTATATGATGAATATGATTGGTGGGGTTGGTCGCAACAAAATAATGAAACTGTATTTTGTTTAGAATTAGAAAAACGACCATGGAACGATGCTAGTGATTCTACACTACTTACACCAAATGGTATTGATAGTAAAGGTATGAATAACTATAGTAGTGTATTTATTACAGCAAAAAGTGTTCAATATGGTGATAGTACTAATGAATGTTCATCATCACTTTTATTAGGTTATGAAGGACAACCAGTATCTGTTCCAGTAGTTACAAGTAAAACTGTTACAACAAATGAAAGTGCTAGTGTTCCTAGATTAATTAGTAATATTTCATTATTTATTAGATTAAATAATTTTACACAAAATAGTGTTAATGCTAGACAAGGAACAACTAGTAAAATTGTAGCACATTTACCACGTTTTGATAATAGTGGTAATGAAACTGGTGGTTTATATTTTGAACCACACGAAAAAACATATTTAGCATTAAATAATACAGAAGAAATATTAGTAAATAGTTTTGATGTTGATTTTGTTTATGAGAATGAAACACTTTGTACAGCTTTAACAGCAAAAAGTGTTGTATGCTTTCATATTCGTCAAAAAAGATAACTTTAATATATAAAATATATAATATATAATATAATGGCAAATTTAAAAGATAGTAATATTTTTAGAAAGTATGATCATTATTATACACCTAAAAGTGCTTGGGAACAAATAAACCATTTAATACCAAAAGATAAAATTATATGGGAAGCATTTTGTTTAAATGCTGATAAATCCAAATCTGCTGAATATTTAACAGAATTAGATAATAAAGTTGTATATGATACAAATATGGATATGTTAAAAGATCAACCAAAAGAATGGGATATGATTATAAGTAATCCACCATTTGATACAAAAATAAAAATACAAATATTAAAACGACTTGTAGAATTAGATAAACCATTTATTATAATAATGAATAGTATGAATACATTTGCAAAATATATAAGGGATATTTTTAAGGATAAGTTTAATGATTTACAAATTATAACACCATGTCAAAAAATTCAATTTATAAGATTAAATGAAGATAATAGTATTACACAAACTAAAAATTGTAGTTTCTATTGTATATATTTATGCTATAAAATGAATTTAAGTAATGAACAATTATGGTTACAATAAGTTTAATATATAAAATTAAAATCTATACAATATTATAGATAATGGATTTAGATGAAAAGCAAATACAAAATATATTAACAAATTATAAAAATAAACGTATTAGAGAAAATAAATATTATCATGAAGTTAGTAAACATAAAGAGGAGTTTAAAATTAAAAATAGACAAAGAGCAAAATTACATTATGAAAATGGTTATAAAGAAAAAAAGAAAATAAATTATGAAAATAATAAAGAGTTTTTAAAAAATAAATCATTATACAATTATTATAAACGAAATGATAAAATTGAAGTATTTAAAGAAAAACATAAAGATAAATATGATATGTTAGTAGATAAAAATTATGTTAAAGATGAATAAGTATGTTTTTTTAATCTATTTTTTATAATATATATTATATAATATAATATAATATGAGTGAATATGTTGATACAAAACTTATAAATTGTAATCGTTTAGCTTCTATTGAAAGTAGAAGTAATAATGATAGTAATCCAGCAGTATTTACAAATCCTTTAGAACAAACTGTTAAATTAGATGTTGGTGATAAAATATCAGTAGAAAGAGCATTTATTAATGAACTTGGTGCTGGTAATCCACAAACTATTGAATTTAAGGGTGAAGCAAAAGGTTCAAATCCAGTAAGTACATATACTAAAGTATCACCATTACATTTTTATCGTAAAATGAATAATGTTTATGATCCTAAATATAGGGTGGGTTATTATAGAGCTTTAACTACTGAAGAAGTAAGTAATGATGAAGTTGAATTAAGAGATAATTTAGCACCATTAGTTTTAGGTTATTATATGACTGCAAATGAATATCCTAATTATATTCAACAACCTAGAAGATTTATTTGTTCTGAATATGTAAGAGGAGTTAGTGGTAGAGATGATCCTAAATGTTATAGTGATAAAGATAGTTTTAATGCTGGTTCAGTAAGATTTGTTATTAATGAAGATTGTGTATTATTTGAAGATTGGACTAGAAGAGTAGCTATACACGCAAATAATTATATTTATAAACAAAAAGTTGATAATACTCGTTATACCATGTATATTAAAGATCAAATAGCATATAGTAAACTTGATGATATTGCTGGTGCTACAAGAATAGATGTTAATCAATTCCCAAATAAATATCATAATGGTATTATTCAAGAAGCAAATTATTTAAGATATAGAGAAAGATTAGATATAGAAGTTGATAAGGGTTTTAATACACCTTCTGCTATAGCATCACAAATTACTCAACAATTAACTGAAACTAAAAATGAAGATATTTTTCAAGTATATGACCATGAGTTTAATATTAGAAGTATAACAAAAACAATTGAAACTAATACATATAAACCGATTAATGCACAAAATGTATATAATGTTAATCAAGCAACATTACAAGCATATACAAATTTAGATATTCCTACATCACCAGCATTTGTTACACAAGATGCTATTGATTATATTGCTACATTTGGATATATTGGTGTAAAACGTCCAGAAATATTTGATGCTGGTAGAAGAATGGCAAAACTATTAGCAAATAGCGACGATCAACCTATAATAAGAAACTTTGATGGTTCTGTTAGATTAGGTAGTTTAGATGCTGAAGAAGGATTTCAAACATTATTTGATAGACCTATTGATGCTACTGCTACCACTAATCAAGATGATGCTGTAACATTTAATATTATATATAATGAAAGAAATCTTGGACTTATTAGAGATTTCTTTGATAGTCAAGCATTATATCCAGAAATATGGGATAAATTAAATGAAACAGAAATATATGGTGCTACTAAATTAGGAGCATTAACTTTACCTACAATTGAAAATAGTAGATTTTTTCATATGAATATATTCACAACTAAGATTGGTGCTAATCCTAGAAACGAAACATTTGGAGATGATATGTTTGTTGATGCTGCTGCTACAACATTCAATCATATTACAAATCCAGTATTTTTTAGATATGATGATAGTCAAAGAGATTTATTTGTTCCACCAACAGTTCATAATGGAACAGTAGCAGATGGATTAAGTTATGGTTTTGCTATACCTACAAGATTTCCACAATATAATGCTGCTGGTGTTAGACAAGATGATATATTTCTTATAACTATTACTAATGATGGTGTAGGAGGTATAGCACGAAGTTTTTATAGTGAA